TTAGATACTTCCCAGATTGAGAAATAGTAAATCTAGTAGGGTTGTTGCTAGACCAATAACTCCCTGTGTCAGCTTGTTCGGTATCGAACGAGATCGCAGTGGATGTGTTATTCGGGATCGATTGGTTGGTACTACGCCAGACACGTGCCCATGTGAGCGGTGGCGCGCTACTCCCACCGCCACTCACTGTGCCAGGAACCCAAATTTGATTGGTTGAATTGTATACAAGCGCCTGGCCATCTGTCGGAGGATTTGTATCTAGATCGACATCGCTCAGGCTAGCCAGGGAAGTGGCCATATCGAATGTTGGCGCTCCGTACACAAAGGAATCAATAGGAACAGCCTTGTCTAGAGACCTGAAAAAATCTACTGTCATAGTCAGGCTGGCAGAACCAGCATTGTTGACCAGTGCCAGACCTACTTGGCCAGGGGTAAAGTCTATTGATAGTGATATTGTTCTCCAGGTCTTGCCATCTGAGCCATAGTCTAGATAATAACTTGCCCCGCTGCGGCGTAAGCGCAGATAAACATATTCTCCTGTTGCCCACACATAGTCAGTAGTATCCCAGGCCATGCTAAAGGAATTGTTACTATCATCATAGGCAACTGAGCCTATGCGGGACAAGGTAGGAGTACAAAGGAGACCAGCAAGGAAAACCTTATGAGCATAGTCTGTAGTATTTTCCCACAATGCAATGCCGCCCATCAGCATGTCAGCACCGTCTGTATGATCCAGACTTAGCTTGACCTTGCTAGAGATAGTAATGTCTCCTGCAGGCAGGCTCTGATAAATGCCAGTCACCCGTACACTGGACTGTGAAGTCTGCGTAAGGGTAGCTACCCCTAGTGCCTCAGAGATTGTTTGCAGGCTGTCTTCGTCATATTCCGACCACCCTGTTAGCCCGCTATCATTAAATTCATCGTCTAGCTGGCCAGGGGAAACAGGGGTCGCGTCTACATCCCAGTACCAAGTGCTACCTTCTCCCCCTACCCCCCACCATGGGCGCAGGTCAAGGAAATCATCCTCACTAGAAATGGAAGAGATTGAGCCGCGGAGTTTTACGCCTGCCAGGGGGATATAGTCACCAGCAGCTATCTCCCTTAGGCTACTATCAGGAAGTGTAAGATTGATTGAGATTGGTGTGCCTGGCAGAACTACAGGGGTATTGTTTAGGGGGTCTAGGCACACCTTAGCCCAGCGCTGCTCTGTGCTGGCAGGCAATATAGTAGTGAGGTCTACTGTACCACCTGGAAAAAACTTATCCTGGTTGTTGTAGCGGTATGGAAAAGGTTCAACATAAACACTCAGTCCATACTGGCCTGTATTTGGTAACTTGTATGCCCTAACAAGGCCTGGCTTGATTCGACGGCTAGATACTGGATCGACCATGCCGCCGCCAGGCTCGTGCGTATGTGGCGCGACAACTGCACCGGTGCGCGTTCCTCCGGACATTGATAGGAATTCGACAGAGCGAACTCCGGTTACGACAAAAACGCCTTCTTCATTACGCTCAACCCACACCGGCAAATCGGGAATCTGACCGACGGCGTGGTTGATCGCCTTCGTCAGCGTCACACCCTCGCCATCGGCATTCATGCCGAGCCTAACAAACGTGTATCCAGGCCAACCTGGAACATCAAAAACCCAGGCACCGGTGCTGGTCTGATAACCCAAGCGTGCGGGCAGACGGCCACGACGCCGCGCACCGCGTACTGCGTTATCAAATGCCTTCACCAGTTCGCGCAGATCATCAGTCATGCCGTTGGCCCCCCACAAATGCCAACAATACGCCTGTTACCACTTCCTAGCGATTCAAGGTTTCCTAGCTTGTCGAGCCATTGTGTGCCGTCGTAATACCAAATACGTGGTCTGAAACCTAAGACAATATCCCAGTTACTGCCCCAGGCATACATTACGTTTGGATTGTCGCCTGCAATGGCGACTTGACTGACATTCCATCTCACAGCCTCTTGCTCGACCCACGAGTCGCCCTCATTCTGCGAGACATACAGCTTGCCGTTCCAGGATTCTATGCCAACAAATGCTAGTCGAGTACGATCCAGCGCTGCCGTTACACAGCCCCAGCGCGTCATACATGCTTTGCCCCACGACGGCGGCGTGATGTCCGCCTCAGTGCCACTCCTGCGGCGATATAGTGTCAGACTGTTGCTGTCGTCGCGTGAATAGATGATGTCCTGCTCATCATCATTGCCATCGTATGGCACATGCAAGGCGCGTGAACCGTTGTAAAGCAAATTCGCAGGTTTGGGATGACGCGGGTAATCAAATGTAGATTCCTGCCAAGTTGCCCCGTAGTTCGTGCTGATGAAAAATTTTGCGAGCCTGCCATCAGCGTCCCCAGGCGCGGCGGCGTAGACTAGGCCAGGCGTTTTGCTCGATACGTACACACCTGGTTTGCACCATGTCATGCTGCCACTCGTGCCGCCGGGCAGGTTCACCGCCGTGAAATTGACGCCGTCACGAGTGTAAAGCGCTTTGGCTGGGCCATAGGTGTGATCATATTGAGGGATGATGAAAACGACGTGGTTCTGTACGCCAAACGAAGCGTCACCGGACACACTCTGTAGCACATCCTCGCCGCTGGGATTAAGTGTATAGCCGAACGTGTAACAGAGTGTCAGCCCGGGCGACGCGCCGAAAATATCGGTGATGCGGTAAACAGCTTGGGTTGTTGCAAACCAGCCGTTGATCTGTGATCCGCCGCCTACATAACCTGGAGAGAACGCATCCGCCACAAACAACAGAATCTGACCGACAACGTTGAGATAGACGCGCTCCCATGTCGGCGGATTAGACATAAAATCCACGGTGCGATAGAGATAACTGTCTGTACAAAACGCTGCGATCGAATTCGCATTGGCGAGCAACCAGAACTCGCCAACCTCAGGCCCAGTAATACCATAGTCATCAGGATACAGGTCTTCCCATTGCTCGAATTCGCCAGTTGGCGGGATATACGTTGCGGCAGGAGTGCCAACACGTTCTCGCTCTAGCACGATCCTGACCGTTTTCGTGCCTGCTTCATGATCGTGCGCTATTTGAACCTCTATCAAGAGGAAACGTTCATTTGAGAACGTCAACCCACGCTGTGCCGCAACACTGGTTGGCAATGTGAGCGTGATCCACTCTAGGCGTGCAGGATCAAGGCCAGCATCGCCAGCATGAGCAAGCTCGACCTCAAAATATGTTTCGCTTGGATTATGGCGAACCGCATAACGATGGCCTTCGCGGGCATTGAGTTCTGTTTGATCCACAACGACTTGCTCGCCCTGATTGGCTTCGGATACGCCCTGCCCAGGCGCTTTCCCAGGTGCAGCACAGAAAAGCGCTGTTACATCAACGTCACTTGCCTGAGCCGTGCTCGCCTGAATCGCCTCTCCCCAAAGCCAATGCACGCGCGGAAAGCGCTGGCGCGTATAGCTAATCGAAACTATATCGTCCTCATTCAGGGCTACTTGTACAACGCTGGTGCGAGCAGAAGAGTCTTGCAATTGTGGATCAGGTCGCATTACCAGCCTGCCCCAGCGATCACAGGTTAGCAGGTGCGCGATTGCCTGCGTTCTGCCATCAGCTTGTTCCCATAACGATTGTCCATCACTGCCCAGCGCTGGCACCGCATACGTATCGCCAGTACCAGACCATGTGAAATCTGCCAGGGACAGAACAGTTGAATGCCAACGCAAAATGAACCAGACGTAGCGATCAATATTCAAACCTTTTAGTTGTGTCCAAAGTGTTGGCGTATTGGCGCGTTCGATCGTCATTGGAAAGCCCGGAAGTTGGCGCAGCCGACCGCCAACATCAACGCAGTTTAACTCAACATGGCGCAGCGTGCCGTACTCATCCGCCTCGATGAGCACAGGTTCAGTGTCCAGCCAACCAATAAATTTCATATGCTCGCGACCGCTAGGGCCTTCAAGCGCTGCCTGCACACCATTGTAAAATTCATCTTCCCAATACATGACAAGCGTGCCGTCCGCAAAATCGGATACTGCAATATCTTCCCAGACGCGAAACGAAATGGTCTGCCCTTCCCTCGTGACAGAATGTGATGAGACTTCAAACTGACTGATATAGCCCTGTATGGGATTGGCTTGATCTACGGCAACCACTGGCACAACTGCCGTGTGTGATTTGCCATTGCTATCTGTCACAGTCAGACGTACCCAGCGGAAACCTGCGGGAAACGTCACGCCATTGACCTGAGCGGTCACCGCAGATGATGGCGTACCATCCCCGAAGTCCCAGGCATAGCTTGCGATCGTAGCGCCACTCGCGACCGCAAAACTGGCACTGCCATCAAAATTGACCGTGATCACGCCAGTAACGGGATCAACAAAGCCTGCATATCCAACACCTGCATTGGCGACTGGTGGTTGTGGCTCACACCATGAATAAGGCACTTGATAATCCTTGTAGACCGTGCCGTCGCTGGTGATACGCGGAAGCACCGCCCAGACGCGGTAATCGTCTAGGACAGTGATGTAGGCGTTGTCCTGCAGGTCAAATTCGCCGTCGCGCGTTCCTCGACTGAACTGTCCAACATAAATGTCAGTCGCAGTCGCAACACCGCTCGTGGATAAGCGCACCCGACCGCGCCCCAGATCATCAGCGCCTTCTGACGTGCCCAGCAAAACAGTCATTCCCTCACGTATATCGGTATATGCGCCAAGTGTAACCGTGTCATAAGTCAAGCGCTGATATGGATAGGATACGCTTGCCATATTGACGCGCGCCTTGAACACGGGCGTTGGCTTCAACAAAAACAAATGCCCGCGATACGTGTAGGGATGATCCTTCCAGGTCGTCATGACAACGCCTCGTATAGACGTAACCTGAAAACGACATTCCGCCAAAAACCGCGCTTGTACTCAGCCTCAAGATTCTGAGAGATAATCGCGTTGTAAACGCTCCACGTCGCCCGTGCGGGATCAACCATTGTCCGAACTGTCACCTTGGCCGAGCCAATGCTTGTTGACAAGCCAAACTGTGAAAGCAAGCTCGCGTAGGCGCTTTCTGACAAAACATCAGCATAAACCCACTCGGTGTAGGGAACACCATCGAAATATGCAAGACCGCTGACGGCGTAGATCATGCGCGGATATTTTAGCCCAGGGCTAGCAGGCTGAGGATCAACATCTTGCAACGCAGCCTGATTGTTGTAACCCTGCGCGATCTGATATGTGCTCATGCACCTAACTCCGCAAACACCGCAAGCAATTCTCTCCGCACGATCTGCGCTGTTTGACGCGGATTGTTGGCCTCATGGATGTTGATTGTGACCGCCCCAATGCCGCCAGACAACCGCCGTTCCACTGGTCTGCCGGGCACAACAGGCATATGCAGGCCGAAACGTGTCATCAGTGCTCCGACCGATTCGAGCAATCGCGTGAGACGATCTGAGAAAACCACTGGCGCTCCCCGTTGCGGAACAACATATTCGCCCTTATGCACGATACCTGCCATCTCTGTTGACGCACCAAAACCAGTAAAACCGCCAGACTGATAGCCCATGAGTCGCGTCCAGCTATACCACTGCGCCGCGCTCATTCCGCCACTATAGGCAGGATCATAGCGATCAACGCGAATTTGCTTGCCAAGGTACGTGACAAAACGCGGTGTCCCCACTGCCCCGCCCCCTGTGGTTGCACCACCAGTCGTTACACCAGCACCGCCAGCGATTGCCCCCATTACTCCACCTGATGCGCCGCTGATAAGCGCCTTTTGGCGCTCAAACCACGCGCGAAATTCCGCTTCAAGCTCTGCATAGCCCTTTTTCGCGATATTCAGTTTGAGATTCTCATGCGTCGTCATCTCACTCAGTTCATTGATGAACTGCTGTGTTCTCAGATTGCGCTGACGCTGGTACTGTGCAGAGAGATCACGCAATTGTTGTTCGTAATCCTGACGCATACGGGCGAGCCTGCGCTGTCTGTCCTCTGCCTGTAACCGCTCCTGTAACGCGAAATCCTCACGCAATTGCTGAACGCGCCTTTCAGCCTGCTGACGCATTTCTGCCAGTTGTTGTTCGTGGTTCTCGCGCAGTTCTGCTAGCTGTTCCTCATATGCCTTGCGACGCTCAATAGTCTCCTGATCGAAGCGCTCTTGTAGTTCGCCTTTACTCTGCTGGAAACGCCGTTGTTCCTGCCAGACGGCGCTTGCATCAAGCCTCGATGCAGCAACGAGCAGATTCTCTTTGTGCTGGCGCTCCATACGCTCTAGCGTGCGCTGGTATTCCTCGCGCCGCTTGATCTCCTGCTTTTGATACTGCTCTGTAACCTCAGCAACACGCTCCTGATACTCGCGCGTCAACGCAGCCTGATTTTCTGCTAGCTGCTCCCAGATCGCAGCGATATTGCGCTGAAGCGTCTGTTCCGCCCTCAGCCTGCGCACTTGCTCATCCTCTGCTTCTCGCGTCAGCGTTTTCTGATAGTCCGCTTCTAGCTGCAGACGCTGTTCCTGCTCATCCTCCTGCAGTTTAGTCATATCATCTTGATATTTGCGGAACAGATCGAGTTCGGCCTCGCCAACAAATTCTGTTTCAGCAGTAGCGCCTTGCTGAGGAACGCCCTTTAAGCCCCATGGCAATCCGGCTGGTTTTTCCTCAATAACCCCAAGTGTTTTGGCTGCTCCTAAAGATAGCGCATCAAACCACATACGAATAGCGTTTTGAAATGCCTCAGCCCTATCCATCGTCTCAGGCTGCAAAATTCCTTTGATGATTTCTCCAACGTCGCGTCCAGTATCGCGCCAGATCGCGAGCACCTGTTGATAAAACGCCTCGAAATCCACGTCAAACGTCTGAAACTGCTGATTTCTGCTGCGAAATTCCCCAAGCGCCTGTGCCACCTCAGCCGTTGTCGGTTCTGTGCGCTCAATAGCGCCGAGCTTGCCGACGCCGAGCTTTTCAAGGCCGCTTTTCTCGATGGCTACATTGATAAGGTCAACTAGCTTCTGCGCACCACTCAGAAGCGCCTGCGTCACGTCCCAGAGCGCTTCTCTAAACCACTCTGTCGCGTCATCAAATAGGCCAATGAGACCAGCAAAAACGTCGCCAAGTTGCTCGATGATAATGACGAAAAATTGCTTTAAAATAGTAAGCACGTCATCGAGGCCAGCATCCTTCAGATAATCTTTTCCTGCGGTTCTGACAATGCCAAGATCGACGCCCTGCTCAGGCATAATGTGGGACAACTGACGAGCACCAAATGCGCCTAGTTCTGCTCCAGCATAGGCGCTTGCCAATCCCCAGCCTGCGCGAACACCAAACTTACCAACTCCAGCAGGTATCACGGCTAGACCAGCCATGCCTGGTAAACGCCCAGCAACTGCGCCGATTGTGCTGAGCGCTGATCCCATTCCTACGAGACCTGCGACCGTTGCAGCAACTTGCAAAAATTCGTAGTTGGCCCGTCGCGCACCGGCAACAATGTCAGCAAAACCGTTTGCGATCTGATTCAGGGCGTTCGTCAGTGGCTGGAATGCCTGTGCCGTTGTCAGACGCACCTCGGCAGACAGTCGCGCAAACGCAGTCGTCCCGCTGCGCCCTAGCTCATCGAGTGCCGTTGATGTTACGCCAATGCTCGTCAGATATGCGTCAAGTTCCTGCAGCGCCTCCTGCGTTTTCCCTTCCTCTGCCAATTTCGCTAATTCATTGGCAACACGCGCAGGAATCTCAAAACGCGCTGCCAGTGAACGGGGCGCACCTGAGAGCAGTTCGTTGATGGCGATGACCGAGTCTTTCAGTCGTGCCGTGGGGTCTTTCAGGCGCAATCGCGTTGCGACTTCAAGCACCTTGTCTAGCTCAGCGCCAGTCTGACGTACCGCAGGGATGAAGCTGACCGCGCTTTCAAGCAAGTCATCGAATGGGATTTTAGTGCGCTGCGCCATCGCTTCTAGCTGGCGCATATAGATTGCTGCTTGTTCCTCACTGCCAGACAACAATCTGAATGTGGCTTGGAGTCTAGTCAGACTGTTCGCAGCCTGTACGCCGAAACCAGTCAACGCTGAAAACGCCGCGTTGATCGAGACCTGGTATTGGCCAACTGCGTTTTTGAGACGTTGCCAGCCTGAAACCTGACGCTCCGTAGAATGATCAGCGGCAGCGCCAATGCTCATCAGCGCTGTTTCCATTTGACGCGCAGCGAGCATAACCGTCTGCTGCGCACGCGCCAGACTCTGCAGATCGATCTCGATTGCGCCACGCGCTACGCCAGCCGTTGCCCCACCAGCACCAGCTAGATCAGCCGCACCCATTCGTTATACCTTCCGATATATGCCCAGTTGCTTAGCATCAGCGATCAGGGCGTCTAAGCCCTTTTGTCCTGACGCCATGCCTCGCTCCAGTTCACTGAAAAACTGCTCAACGCTCTCATAGCGCGGTACGTATTGTTCTACACCATTGACGATCTGCTTTTCTGTCTCATTCATCATAGACTCGACATATGAGCCTAGATACGTCACCGCGTTGTCAAACTGAAGCGCTACCCACCAGCCGTCAAATCCGAAACGTTCTGCCGTCCACTGCTCAATCCGTAGCAAGGCGCTAGGTCGTTGTCCCGTCGTCTGACTCAGCCGCCACAGATTCCACATTTCGCGCAGATTTGTCACGAAAGGGTTCAAGCGCAGACGCTGGCCTTTCCAACACTGACAGGACGAACATTTTGTCTTCAAACGAAACATCCTCAATGCTGATCTCATCATCAGCCTGAGGATCAGCAACGATACGCGGCTCAATAAAGGCGAGTTCGCAAACTGCCTCTGCGAGCGCGAGCAAGTCGCGTGCCTGCTGGAGCGGGTCTGACTGCGTTTTCTCCTCAGATGAGATGCCAAGTCGCGCCGCGATCAATGGTGTTAGAGAATCTGGCAAGCGCCCGATCTTCAAGAGCAGATCGAGTCCGACGCTGCGCAATCGCACAGTGTTGCCGCTGGGCAGAGTGATGATCACGCCCTGCTCGCGAGCAGAGCGCCATTCTCTGCCCAGCGTAACACGACGCGCCGCCTCATGAGATGGCCGAGCACTTTTACGTGCCATAACTGCCTCTCCCTATGGGCTTACGATGGCGGGATGGTCAGAGACTGAGCCGTTGTGTGCTCGATGATATTGACCACCTTCCAGACGCTGCCTTCCTTCACGGCAGTCATGGTCAGTTCTGGTGTGATATACCGGCCATACTCAGCCGATAACTGGAAGCCTTCCATCACCTTTAGCTTAGGGATGAAAATATGCGTATCCCCGCTGCCCTGTGTGTGGGGCACCTTCGCAACGAGTGCGAAGTACGGCATGTTGTTCGTGTCAAACGTGAGACGGCGCAGTGTCGGGCTGTCGGTCACGTTCGTGCCTGTCAACACGCCGTAAACATCCAGATTGCTGAAAGCAAACCGGCAGCGAACAGTTGCGCTGATAATGCGGGCGTGAGTGTCCTTGATCGATGCGTCGCCTTCAAGCACACCACTGACCGTATTGAGCGTGATCTGGAGCATTGAGATGGCGTCTACGTCATATGCCTGCCCGTAATTCTCAGGCGAATTCCACGCCGCCACCTTACAATCCTCAACATCGAAACGATAATAGTCAGTCATCGTCTGTCCTTTCCACTATGCTAGCGAGCGATCCGATCATGTCTGTATGCCGAAAAGCGTGAAATCAAACCGGCACATATGTGCCATATTGAGAGATTCGTCACGTTCGTTGACTACCGCATGTTGCCAATGCAATCTCCCCTCTGTGATGTTTTTCCCGTGCAACAACTTGTAACAGCGTGCGGCTGCATTGTAGAGCACCGCCTTGTCGTCATCGCCATCAACGTATAAATAGATTTCAACAACTTGCGTATATGACGTTTTTTGAGCACCAACATCCAGGATTGCGCCATCAACTATCCGCGCCCTCTCCTTAATAACCGCACAGGGCTTGAGCTTTCTCGTGGTGGTATCAAACGCGCTCGGCGTCGATCGGCTGTTAATTCCATTGCGCCCCGTCTCGGCATAGGTATAGATGCCACCAGTGAGCAACGTAGCTGCGCCCCCTGCTCCTGTGTCAGCAACCAAAATGGCTTTGACGCTATCTGCCGCGCTCATCCCATCACCGGAGTAGCTTTTGCAAATCGGACATGATTACCGGTGTCCAAAGATCGATCGTCGGTGCAATGATGGCGTACTTTCCACCATGCGCGAATTCCAAATATCGCGCATATTCGAGCGTCACGTCATTTGGCAAGCGTCCCATCGTCAATTCGATCACGATACGCTTTTTCTCTGCGAAAACCTCAGCGGTCAAGCTCGCACGCGCGTTGCCAGTGCGATCTGTCCAGGGCCGATTTTCCTTCATCCAATTCTGGATTTCAGGAGCACGGCGGCGCAACAGAGTCAGGATCGCGCCGATGATCTTCCACTCATAGGCGGTATACATCTTGCCGAATGCGTCGGTTGGTGGGATTACCCATTTAAAGCCCATCAGACGCCGCCCTCACTCGCTTCTGCATACGCCATGATGCAATACGGGATGTTTGGCAGTATCTCGATTACGTCATAGCGCACGTCGTTGAGCCAAAACCAATCGCCGCGCTGAATGTCAGTTGTGCCATACACGCCATGATCGCGATAGCCGATGACGAGCACGCCAGCATTGCTCGCTCTGATGGTGCTCCCTGTGCGCTCACTCGGCTGAGCCTGATACTCAAGGCGCACCGTCTGCGCTGAAAGCGCAGCGCCATTCCGGTAGATCGTGATCGCGCTCGGTCGCTCAGCGATCATACGGGCGATCTCGTGCTCATGCGAGATCGTTCCCAGCCATTCGCTAAGCGCTGGCGTATCACCGACAAAAGCGCCAAAGTCAGGCACGCGGTTTATCCTTTTCCCTCGGCGGCACAGGACGTAAACCAACAACCATGACTTGCGGCGAAACGGCCTGATCGCTCGCCGCAACACCTTCCCAGTATCCCAGGAGCGTTTTGAGATGATCGAAAATCTGCGATAGCTTCTGGTCAGAGTGCGCGATCGAGTAATCGTGCAGTTTTGACGCATTCGCGAGCAGTTGACGCAGCGCTAAAACAATCGCCCTGTTGTATGAACCTGCACGTTCATACAGCCGTTGCAATTCGGCATCGGTAAACACCGTGCCGTCATCGCCGATGTCCGCCCTGAAATCTGCCAGTTGCTCAGTCGTCAACGACATGCCCGATCTCCCGTATCAATGAAATCAGCTTCTGCGCCGCATGTTCCCACGTCTGATTTGCCCTGAGCCACTGCGCCGCTGCCAGCCCTTTTTGTCTGGCCGCTTCGCGGTTATCGTAACACCAGCGCATGGCTTCGGTGATCGCGTCAACGTCTGGCGCTGCCCAAAGCCCCCCGCCATCAAGCGCACTGCGCACGAGGCCAGTAATCGGGATCGGAATGGCCCATTTGTCGAGATCACCGCTGAGACCTGACCAGTCAGTGCAAATGACCGGTTTTCCTGTCATGGCAAACTCACGCGGCGGCATCCCCCAGCCTTCACCGCGAGACGGGAAGACAAAGCAGTCCGCATGATCATAGACCTCATTCATGCTCGCGCTGTCTTCACGCCAGATGATGATCCGGTCATCACTGCCTGCCAGATCAAGCACCCTGTTAAAACCAGGTCGCATTTTGATAAGTAGCCGAACATCCCGATTATCGCCAAAAGCGTTCCAGAATGCTTGCCAAACTAAGTCCCAGCCTTTACGCGAACCGCGATCGGCAAGAGCTAAAAACGTGTACGGTCTGCCCGTTTCATACGGTGATGTAAGGCTGACAGGGAACTCCTGAGGATCAGTGCCACCAGGCACAACATGGATCGGCACTTTTGCGCCATGATCAGCGAAAACCTCAACGAGAAACTGATGCGGCACGATCAACCGCTCTGCGTAATCGTTGAGCGCAGGTATCCAGCGCTTATCCAATCCCGTGCCCTCATACATCGTGTAGTTCCATACGCGCCCCATGCTTGGCAACAATTCATAGCTCGGCATGAGAGCAATCGTCAGTCTGTTGGTATGAATGCCAGCTAGTTGCCTGAGATAGCTAGGCCACTCGTATTGACTTTTTTCGATAGGAGTTACATGCACGCCTGACCGGTGTAGTGCCTTGATGAAATTGATCCCAAAGCGCCCGTAGCCATCCACCTCGATGAAGCGATAGTTGATCCAGTTGATGCGCACACCTCACTCCTCAGCAACAAACAAAAAGTCCGCCGGATGCAGAGCGTGCCTCTGCATCCGGCCTGAACGCGCTAGCTGATCGTCGGATTGGCCCACGAACCGCCAGCGCTGACATACGCCACTGCGCCATTGGTGCGATCCATTCCCACACTGACGCCGTACTCAAACTCGATGTTGATCTGCTTCAGCGGATACATCACGTCTGACGTGGTTTCGACAACAATCGTTGCACCGAAACCAACATCAGGATGAACGCGAACCGCCAGCGGATTCCGCGCGTCGGCTTGACCATAGCTCTTGACCATGCCAACGTAACCGGTCGGCACGCGATTCGTGCTGCGCAGTTCAACGTACCCGTAGGCGCTCTGATAGCCGCCGAGCACGCCGAATTCGCGAACGTCACGCGAGAAAAAGCGCGGGATGCCACTGGTCATACCGCCCTGATCGATCACCACGATTGGCGTATTGCCGATCGGCTCGATGAAGTTTGGCAGCGCCAGATACGAGGACGTATCAGCACGCGAGACCAGCGCGATATATGGCGGCTCATGACCATGCTCCTGCAGCGTCTCAGCGAGCGCCTCAAGCGCGTCACCGAGATCGTGGCTGGCAGACGCCAGTCCGATATAGTGGTCATGGCTGCTGGTGAACGCCTCGCCACCATAAGCTGGCGGCGTGTAGTCTACTGAGCCACCAGTGCCGCGCACGAACGGGACATCATAACCGCCTACGCCAACTGCGTACTCGGTGTTGGTGAACCAGCGCCGCAGCAGAGACCGTTCCCAGCGCCAGCGCAGTTGATTGATCGCTGCCCGCAACTGGGCATCAAACTGCGCTTCGCGAGCGTCGCGAAACCAACGCTTCGATCCACCGATGGCAACGCCATAGGCACGCAGGTCGATCATGTGTCCGAGCGTCGTTCCGCGTACTGCGTCCACCTCGTCCAGGTCGGTGATCTCAGTTGCTTCACTGACCGCCTGACCGTTCGGATACTCCATCATCGGCTCGGTCGTCACAGAGAACAACCAGCCCCATTGCTGCATTAGCTCAGCGTTGAAGCCCGTGATCGCCTGTGCCGCTTCAGCAACCCACTGCTGAAATGTCTTGCCAGAACGCAGCTTCCACTGTGCTACACGTGCACCGTCAACACCAGTTGGCAGCGCACGAGACATAATCGTTTGAACTCCAACTACTTCTGCCATAGCGATACCCTCTGCGGTTAGACGCTGCTAGGATTTTCAGTGTCAGGATTCACGAACAGAATTTCTGCCGTGAGCGCGAAACCGATGGCGTGCGGATAAGCGCCAGACGTAGGCGCGGTATGATCGATGCGCCCCGCCGTCTTACTGTTGAACACCGGTGCACCAGGCGTCATGCCTTCAAAGCCGTATACCGGCCCGAACAGGCAGACCGACGCCACGCGACCGGCTGCAATCGTGGTTTCACCATCAGGCGAACCAACCACGATACCACGCACCCGCGCTTCAGTCAGACCAGCGTCGGCATCTGCAAGTGCCGCTTTGCCATCAGTGTTGATGTAGACCGCATAACCGACCGTCAACTGCTCGGCGGCCTCAAACGGTCGGATCAGGCACTGGTGGGCATTGGCTGGCGCAACCAGCGCCGAATTGACAGTGATGCTTGCCATTGTGTCATCTCCTCACGATTAGATACCAAACTTTGCTCGCGCGGCAGCGATTGCCTCAGGCGAGTCGTCGATCTGAAACTGCGGCTTCTTTGCCGAAACAATGGCGGGCGGCCCCGCGAGCGCGTCACGCAGCGTCTCGGCAAGCGCCTGGAATTCGCGCTGCCAGACCTCGGCAACTACCCGTTCCACCTGTTCAGACGACCGATCGCCGTTCAGTTCCGCGAGCACGGCCCGCTTGAATTGCGAACGCAGCAGGTCGCGGCTGGTCTGAGCACGCTCGTCGCCTTCCCAGTTGATCAGTTCTGCGATCTTCGCGCTGAGTGCCAGATCGAACTGCTGCCGCTCCTGCTCAGCAATGCGCTCCTGCTCCGCCTTTTCGAGTTCGGCAACACGCGCCTTCAGCGCGTCCCGTTCTCGCTCGATTTCTGCAACGCGCGTTTTGAGCGCGTCCCGCTCGCCGCTCAGTTCTGCGATCTGCGCTTCAAGACCCGCCTTGACCTGGAACTCCTTGATCACAGCAGCCTTAAGCGTTTCGGGCAGATCGTGTACTGTGAGTTCGGCGATGATCTGCTGCTTGTCTGCCATCGGTTGTTCTCCCTGTTGCATTTCGGATGTAATCTGAAAATCCCGCGTGCCGGGCAATGCCGCGCGATTGTACGGCGCGAGATCAATCGTTTCAAGCACGAAATCGCGAGCACGCCACTTACGACCATCATCAGTGAATTCTCGGACAGCGCGTCCATAGACTGACGTTGCGACCTGACCGCCCTTCGCCTTTGCGATTCGATATTCCTCGCGAACTTCGGGTTTCGTGCGCGGAATGTAGCCTTTCGCCCACACCGTATCACCCACTAAGGCCGCGCCAATCCAGTGAATGCTCGATGTAGGAAATGCGGTTGATCGCTCATCCTCTTTGAGATGCCCCATGAGACCGCCTGGGCGATCGCGGTTAATCTGCTCAACGAGACTCTCTGCGAACTCGCGATCATGCACCAAGCCATTTTTGCTCACCTCTCCAATGCGCGAGACTGGGACAGTGAGAAACATCGGATCATCATCGCCCTCGACTAGGGCTTTGAGATCGACGCCTGGTGCTGCGGGAACGGTCGGAAAAGTGCCGCGAAATTCAGAGACGGTGACTAGCTCGACATTCTCTGCATGATCGGCAGCGGCAGGTAACTTGCGTTTACGTCCCTTGCCCTGCTGCTCCTGCGTCTGCTCTGAGACGGCTTCAACTGGGACATAGGCGGGCTTCACTCGCTGCCATTCTGTCGCGGCAGCAAATTCAAAGTCGCCATTTTCTAGCTTGCGGTAATTGACGCGCCAGTGATTGCCCTTTGCGTCGCGGGCGATCACGTAGTCCTCAAACACGTCAACTACCCAGATCGAGCCAACCGTATGACCTTCGATCTGACGAGTAAAGCTGTCGCGCACCGCAAACGTGTAGTCCTCTAGCGAATCTCCGAATTCCTTGACGTTTGCATAGAGCGCTTTCATGTGTTCCTGAGCCGCGCCCTCGGAATCATGACATGAAACCGCGTCGCCCGTCGGATTGCCATCGGCGTCCTGTTTATAGACGCACCATTGATCGCCTTCTTTCATCATCATCCAAGGCATTTCGCGTTTCCTTTCGACTTCCCCTTTTACTATGATACCATTGTCCTCGTCAAGTTTGTTTCATTTTTCGTTTACATTTGCTGCCTGAGTGTTATTATCTGTGATCAGACAGCCATGATACATGTAGTATGCTCTGCGCTGATTGCTATTCGAGCCAATGCGTTCCTGTTTGACTAGTCCCGCTTTCGCGAGTCGCAGCAAATGGCGGCGCACCGTGGTCTGGCTGTAGTGCGCTGCTTCTGCGATTTGTCGCAGTGTCATCCGCTGACCGCGCCAGAAGCGCGGCCCTGCTGCGTGCCAGATTTCAAGGCTCGTATCAGTTAGCAACTGACCGTTGACCTGGAAAATGGTTTTGCATTGCGGGCATACAATGTGCTGGCCGCGCATATCTCATTCATACTCGCTCAGCGTAACGCGACGCAAAAACCGCTGTTTGCGTGATCTGGATAAACCTCAAATGGCAAGGACAGCAATAGCGCCATCAGGTTGTGAATGTGTTCCTGATCCTGATTCGGTTCGGCCCAAGCCTTATACAGGCAGATCACGCGAAACGCACTGCTCAGATCGATGAGCAACAAGTCATCAGTGATTTCTTTACAGCGTTGTTTTATGAGCAGGTTTCGCAGTGCGCTTTCGATCCAGTTCTCATCATGCACATGCGCACTATCGGAAACATCGAGCAGGAATTCGATGGCCGACCGGTTATAGACGACATACGGCAACACCTGCGCTTGCTTACTGGCGGCGAGCATATCCCTAAACCAATGCTGCCCCCGCAGTTCAAACGGGAAATGCATGATGAAAGCCGCCGCCCTGCCGACCGCGATAAACGGCCCATCAATTAGTCGCTCCAGCGCATTGACAGTTGGCACGAACTCCGGCGGCAGTATCACGCGGTGCATGGCGTAGGCAAACGTATCCTCGATCGCAGTATCTGCAACTGCTCGCACTGCGTCAGTCACCAATGGCCCGCGCTCGTGATCCGTTATCGCTATGTCGCGCAAATGCCCCCACTTCTGCGCCTTGGCAATAACTGATGAAAACCAGTTGTTGCCAAGCAGAAGGCGGCACGGCGCAGGGTTGAGCAGCTTCCAGGATTCGAGCGCCTGTAACTGAACAATATCTGTGAGCAATTCATCATGCTGCCCATCCTTGGGCGACCATCTGCTTGGCTTAACATCATCATACGCCTTGAACGGGCGCAGGGCAGTATAAAGCGTAAACATCCTTCCTACTCCTCATGCAGACGTTCGTCATTGCGTCTGCGGCCCCGCCGTCGCGCAGGTATCTCATTCATAGGCTCGCCCGCTTTCTCTGTATCAGGCGCTGGTGCTGCTTGCTCCGATTGCTCCGGCGTGTCATTAGAGACTGGTTCATTTTCTGGCATTTTCGGAGTGCGCAGGGCGATCAGTTCATTGAGCGCAGTCCAGAGATCATTGATCTCGCCTATGTCACGCACAACAAACGGGCGATTGTGTTGTAACCCATGTCTGGCAACTGCCAATTTGCGCTCAAGCGCCCTCAGACGGTAAATAGGCACGTGTTGCATGGTATGTTATCCCTCGCTCTCTTTCTTCAACCGTTTCTCTGCCTTCAATTTGCCGAGCTTGTAGCGCCAGCCATGATAGACTGGCAGCGACCTGAAATGCTCTGGCGTAACGCCAAGATATTTCTCGATGAAGCGGTCAAGCTCCGACTCGGTTTCTGGGAATTCTGGGAAATCCCATGAAAACCGCTTCATCCAGTCGGCGTTGTTCTGATCTGCGTCGATCTCTAGCTCAATTCGGATAAATGGAACTGGCACGGTTCATCCTCCGCAGCATTTCACCGATAACTGGGATCATGTCATTCTCATATGC